CCAAAACTTTCATAAACGTAACCAAAAAAGCTAAATAGGATTTATAAAAATGGCTACAAGAGGCCGCAAATCATCGGCTTCGTTGGCCATTAATAATAAGCCGGATATTGGCGTGGCTAAGCGTTTATCGCCTACAGCAACCATGAGCGACGCTGAAATGGCGGTGTGGGCAGAAGTTGTAAACGATCAACCGGCGGGTGCATTTACAGCAACGCACGCGCCATTGCTTGAAATGTATTGCCGCCATGTAGTGAATAACAGGGTTATAGCTGATGAATTGCTTAACTTTGATCGCGCATGGCTTGCTGATGATGACGGCCTTAAGCGTTACGACACGCTGCTTAAACTATCCGAGCGTGAGAGCCGAGCAGCGTCCTCTTTGGCAACAAGATTGCGAATTACACGGCAAGCAGTTGATCAGCAAACAATAGCAAGAGCGCAAATTAACAATAATCAAGTAGGCCAAAAACCTTGGCAGATGTTAACGCACGAAGAAGATTAACTCGCGGCGACAAGAATATCCAATGGATAGAAAAGCTATGCAGAATTCCAGAGGGGAAATTCGTAGGGCAGCCGGTTAAATTAAGCAAGGCGCAGCGCGAATGGATCAAAATGATCTACGACACGCCAACGCGCACATTTATTTTGAGCATGGCCAGAAAGAACGCAAAAACAACATTCGTTGCGTTTCTTTTGTTGCTGCATACCTGCGGCCCTGAAGCGAAAGAGAATAGTCAGTTATACAGTGGCGCGCAATCACGCGAGCAAGCATCTGTTCTATTCGCGTTAGCTGCAAAAATTGTGCGAATGTCGCCGGATTTGCGGCAAGTTGTGGTTATTCGGGACACAGCAAAACAGTTGTTTTGTCCTGATTTAGGAACGCTTTACCGGGCGTTATCTGCTGAAGCGTCAACAGCCTACGGATTAAGCCCGGCGTTTATAGTGCATGACGAACTTGGTCAGGTTAAGGGGCCAAGATTTGAGCTATACGAAGCATTGGAAACCGCTGGTGCGGCTCAGGAAAACCCGCTCTCTATAATCATAAGTACGCAAGCACCAACGGACGCAGATTTGCTTTCGTTGTTGATTGACGATGCGCTAACCGGAGCCGATCCTCGTGTTAAGGTGGTGATTCATAGCGCGCCTATAGATGCGGAGCCGTTTTGCGAGGAATCGATACGGCTGGCAAATCCGCATTATGATGATTTTATGAACAAGACTGAAGTCTTGCGGCAGGCCGAAGAAGCGAAGCGGATGCCAAGCCGTGAATCATCGTATAGAAATTTGATATTGAACCAACGGGTAGAAGCAAATAGTCCGTTCATATCGCGGCAGATATGGCTTGATAACGGCGACATCCCGCATGAAATAGATGGCGCTGATGTATTTGGCGGTCTTGATTTGTCGAGCGTGTCAGATTTGACGGCGCTGGTGTTGTTATCAGAGCGAGATGGCTGTTTTGATGTTAATCCGACATTCTGGCTTCCTGAAACGGGTCTTTCCGAAAAATCACGCGATGACAGAGTGCCTTATGATCTTTGGGCAAAGGATGGGTACTTGCAGACGACACCAGGCAAGTCGATAGAATATGAATTTGTGGCCGAATATCTTCGCGGCGTGTTTGATTCATGCAACGTTCGTGCGTTGGCTTTTGACAGGTACAACATGAAATTCTTAAAACCGTGGCTTGAAAAGGCCGGGTTTTCAGACGAAGAGCTTGAGCGTTTTATTGAATTTGGGCAGGGATTTGTCAGTATGTCTCCAGCACTGCGCGAAACGGAGTCGCTGCTGCTGGGAAATAAATTGCGTCATGGCAAACATCCGGTGCTGACAATGTGCGCATCGAATGCAACGGTAATAACCGATTCAACCGGAAACAGGAAATTTGCGAAGCAGAAATCGTCAGGGCGCATTGATGGAATGGTTGCGTTGGCGATGGCTGTTGGTGTTATGCCGAGTGCCGCGAATGACACCGGCACAATTTACGACAGCCGGGGATTGGTTTGCGTATGAATCCCAATGACCTACAAACCATAATAATATTTTGCGCGCTGATAATGATTGCAACAGTATCCACTTACATTAAGAATCCGATCATTGAGATTAATTTCGATTTTAGGGACGCCATTGTATTTATTGGTATTGCATTAATCGGGGTTGGTGCTTACATGATTTATCAGCCATCCGCGTTTATTGTATGCGGGGCCATGCTGTTTTGGCTGGGACGGCCAAGATAATGGGGTTTATTAACGATATGGAAGCCGAAAGGCGCGCAACCACTCAGCAAATGGGTCCACCACGTGATCCGGTTTTTGCTGAATGGTTTGGCGGCGGCATTAATTCAAATTCCGGGCTATCTGTCACAGAGGAATCTGCGCTGCGTGTCACGGTTGTTTATCGCGCCATATCGATACTTGCGCAGACCTACGCAAGCATGCCATTAAGCGTGGATAAATTTCGCGCTGATGGCGGGGTTGAAGAGGACAAGAACCATCCGCTTTACGATGTTATCGTGTATCAGCCAAACAGATGGCAGACTTCGTTTGAATGGCGCGAAACAATGGCCGGGCACTTTGCGCTGCGCGGGCGATGCTACTCAGAAATTGTCAGCAGAGGCGGCAAGGCAGTTGCGGAGCTAATCCCGCTACACCCGGACCGGGTTACACCATTTCGCGCTCCAGATGGGAAAATAGCATTCAATTATCAACCATTAAACGGACCGAGCAGGGTTATTCTGCAAGACGAAATGCACTGGATGCACTTAATGAGTTCAGACGGGCTTGATTGGAAGAGTCCTATCCGCATTTGCCGTGAATCAATTGGCCTGTCGTTGGCAACAGAAGAGCACGCGGCCAGATTATTCAGCAACGGAACTCGCCCGTCAGGATTCCTGAAGATGCAGGGGCACTTTAAAGATGATATCCAGAAAAAGAATTTCGCTATTTCATGGCAGGAAACGCAAGCAGGGTTGAGAAATACAGGTAAAACCATCGTTTTAGAGGACGGCATGGAGTGGCAAGCCGTCGGCATGACCAGTGAAGACGCGCAGTTTATTGAATTGCGCGCTTTCCAGCTTGCAGAAATAGGCCCGCGTATTTTTGGAGTGCCGGCGCACAAACTCGGAGATTTGAGCCGGTCAACGAATAACAACATTGAGCATCAAGGGATTGAGTTTGTAACAGACACAATCCGGCCTGGCGTTGTCCGCTGGGAGCAGGCAATGCAGCGTGATTTGATTTATGGGAAGCGCACTCACTGCGTGAACTTCGACATGGACGGGCTGATGCGCGGTGATTCTGCCGCGACAGCTGCAAAAAACTCATCAGATTTGCAGAATGGTATTAAGAGCCGGAATGAAATAAGACGAAAAGACGGACTGAACCCGGTGAAAGATGACAGCATGAACGCCTACACAGTACAGAGCAACATGATTGACGTGAAAGATATGGGTAAATTTATGAATCCTAAACAAACGGAACTGCCAAAATGAAAGACAAAGAGCTTAGATCATTTGCGCTGAACGAATTCCGCGTTGACGCAGCCGATGGTATGCCGCCTAAAATGTTCGGGCATGCTGCCATGTTTGACAGTTTGTCCGGTGATTTGGGTGGATTCCGTGAACAAATCGCCCCTGGCGCATTCAAAAAGAGCCTTGAATCTGCTGACGTGCGCGCATTGTTTAATCATGACTCAAATATCGTGTTGGGCCGCAACAAAGCCGGAACATTAAGGCTGAAAGAGGACGAAACAGGTCTTGCGATTGAGATCGACCCGCCTGATACGCAAGCGGCGCGTGATTTAATCATAAGCATGAAGCGCGGCGATATCAATCAAATGTCATTTGGATTCCGCACAATCACGGATAAATGGGAGAAGCGCGACGGTGAATGGTTGAGAACCTTGCAGGAAGTTGAGCTTTTTGACGTTTCGCCAGTAACTTACCCAGCATATACAAGCACCGATATTGCTGTACGTTCAATGCAAGAGGCCATCAAGCAAGAAATTCCAGACAATCTATACACGCTCGATTTAATGAAGCGAAAGCTGCAACTAATTTAAACAAAATAAAGCACACACGAAGCCGCCATTGAGCGGCTTTTTTCTTTTGGGCAATCCGCAAAATGGGCAGCGGATGCCGTCATTGCATCACTGCCCTATTTTTAATCTTAACGCTGCGAAGCGCTGGAGGAAGTATGTCTCAAAAATTGAAATTATTGCAGGAAGAACGCGGGAAACTGGTTACTGAAGCGCGCGCGATTATTGGTAAAGCAGAAGTAGAAAAACGCGGGTTGACTGCCGAAGAACAGGGCAAATGTGATGAATTAATCACAAAACAGGAAGAAATCCGCTCGAATATTGAGCGCGAAATGAAACTTGTTGAAGCTGAGCGTAGTGCCGCAGAAGAATCATTGCGCAGCAAAGGCGAATCAAAGGGAAAAACGCCAGAGGAATCGCGCGGAACTGGTAAATATGCAAGTGAAGAATACCGCTCTGCATATGCAAAGTTTATGGCCTACGGGAAAGACGGCCTGAGCGGCGATGAGATGCGAGCATTGCAGTCCGATGTGAGCACAACCGGCGGTTATCTGGTTATGCCGCAAGAAATGGTTAATGGACTTCTGAAAAACGTTGACAACGCTGTTTTTGTGCGTCAAAAAGCCACGAAATACCGCGTTCCGAATGCCGCATCGTTGGGTGTTGCTACATTGACCGCTGATCCTGCTGATGCCGATTGGACTTCAGAGATTTTGACAGGTGGCGAAGATTCAAGTATGGCTTTCGGGAAACGTGAATTAACACCACATCCAATCGCCAAACTGATCAAAATTAGCAATAAATTGCTTAGACAAGTACCTAATGTTGAGTCTTTGGTTATATCGCGGCTTTCCTATATTTTCGGAATTTCCCAAGAAAAAGCATTTATGACTGGGCACGGTGTAAATCAACCGCTCGGCCTGTTCACAGCAAGCAATGACGGTATTCCAACAAGCCGTGATGTATCCACTGGCAATACTGGCACAGCAATCACTATAGACGGTTTGATCGAGGCTAAATATTCAGTTAAAGGCCAATATCACAATGCCTCAGAGTGGTTATTCCATCGCGACGCAGTGAAAATGCTGGCGAAACTGAAAGACGGTGACGGACAGTACATTTGGCAGCCTACGAAAACACTGGCCGATCCCGATATGTTGCTTGGTCGTCCGGTGAATATGTCCGAATATGTGCCAAATACTTTTACGTCTGGCCTGTATGTTGGTTTATTCGGTGATTTTAGCAATTACTGGATCGCTGATGCGCTGGATATGCAAATGCAACGTCTTGTTGAACTGTATGCGGCAACCAACCAAACCGGCTTGATTGGTCGCATGGAATCAGATGGAATGCCGGTTCTTGCTGAAGCATTTGCGCGCGTTAAATTGGGTTAATAGGAGAACAGAATGGGACATTTGCTTAAGGATATTAAAATTACAGTTGTTGAGGCCGCCGCTGCTGCCGCACAGACTGACCTGACCACTGATGTATTGGATATGTCTGGTTATGAAGGTGTTATGTGGATTGCGCTCACTGGCGATGTAACGTCAGGATCTGTGTTAACGCTGACAGCCAAAGGTAACAGCGCGAACAGTGTTTCAAGTCCGACGCCTATCACCCAAAAAGCCAGCGATGCATTTACCGCTGGGGCCGCTACTGCCGACAGTAAAGCGATTGTGGTGGACGTATTCCGGCCAACCTTGCGCTATCAATTCGCTGTGTTGAGTCGCACAACTGCGGATGCAATTGTGGGCGGTATTATTGCCATTCAATACAAAGCCGACACTAAACCAACCAGCCAAGACGCAAGCGTGATTGCGTCAGCGGTTGGGCTGGGCGTTTCGTCGTAATTTAATGATGGGCGGCTAATGTCGCCCTTTTATCGGAGGAATTATGGCAGACGCAACATACAGCACGAAGGTCTACATTAAACAGGGCGGCGAAGAACTTGTCGTTGCATCGGGTGGGCAGATCAATGTTGAAGCCGGTGGGAAAATCGTTGTCGACGGCACCCAGGGCGCAGCTTTAACAGCGCAATTGACAACCATCACGCATACCGCACCAAGTACGCCGGATTATGCGATACAGGATCTGATCAATACCAGCGCATACGGGTTTGCGACTAAAGACGAGGGCAACACCGTGTTGGCAGTGATAGTTAATCTGCAGGCGCGGGTGGCGGAACTTGAAGCCCGTCTCGAAGCTGCTGGCATCGTGATTGCTAACTGATCATGAGTTACGCTGAACGTCATGTTGTTTCGGTTACAACCGCCGCCGATGGGTCTGCAACCGCTTATTCGCCGGTAGTCACAGGCAAACTGTCGCAGATCAGATACGTTAAGACTGATTTTACCGATGGCGTTGATTTTACGATCACCGCTGAGGCAACGGGCGAAACGATCTGGACTGATACCAACATCAACGCATCAGAAACTGTTGCGCCAAGGCAGCCAACGCATGACACTGCTGGTGCCGCTGCTTTGTACGCTGGGGCAGGCGTTGCGGTTCTGGACAAAATCGCGCTGGCTAACGACCGCGTTAAGATTGTCATTGCAGCCGGTGGCAATGCCAAGACCGGAACGTTTCATATCGTTTTGGAGTAATCATGCAAGTCAGAATATTGAGCAACTTGGCTGGTCCTAAATTTTCGGCGCAACCTGGGCAACAAATCGAGGTGGATAATGAAACGGCAGATCAATTGATATCTGGCGGTTTTGCTGTTCCGGTAAAAACCACATCGATCGAAACCACTGAGTTGCCGGTAATTGAAAAGGCGGTTATTAAGCACGCAAAAACCAAGGGCAGAAAGTAAATGCCAGCATTGGTTGTTTACTCCGCACCGGCAACCGAGCCGGTCAGCGTTGCTGAGGTGTTGCAGCATTGCAGGATTGATGCGAGCAATCAGGAACCGGCTCCGGGTGTGATCACGGTTGCGCTCGGTTCTGGTGCAGGTAACGTTGATAACGGTGCGCATCGTTATTTGTGCACGTTTGTCACGGCTGATGGAGAGACTCAGGGCGGCGATATTTCGGCGGCTGTAACTGTTGCTGATAAAACAGTGAACGGGAAGGTATCGCTATCTGCGATACAGATCGGCGGCAGCCTTGTAACTGCGCGCAAGATTTACCGGACTGCTGCGGGCGGTTCGATTTATTACTTGCTCGCAACAATCGCCGATAACACCACCACAACGTATACCGACAACACCGCAGATTCCGCGTTAGGCGCTCAAGTACCCAGCGAAAATACCACCGGAGATCCATTGCTTAACATGCTGATAGCTGCTGCACGTCAGCACGCAGAAACAGTGCTTAAGCGATACTTAATAACGCAAACGATTGATTTGTACTTGGATTGTTTTGAACAACAAGAAATAAAGTTGCCACCTCTGCAATCTGTGTCAGCAATTACATATGTGGATACTGACGGTGTTACTCAAACATTGGCAGCAGACCAGTATCTTGTCGATGCGGTGAGCGTACCGGCCCGGATAACACCGGCTTATGGTGTTACATGGCCATCTGCGCGACAGCAGAACAACGCGGTAAAAATACGCTTCATTGCTGGTTATGGTACTGCTTCGGCTGTTCCTCAGTGCATTAAAAATTGGATGCTAATGAGAATCAAGCAATTATACGATCAGAGAGACATGATTAATGTCGGGAACATTGTTACCGAGTTTCCGCAGGCTTATGTTGATGGCTTGTTGGATTCTGAAAGAGTGTGGGGGTATTGATGGCTAAAAAATGGGTAATACCTGCGGATTTGTTTGCTGGTCAGGCAGTAGCAATACTTGGCGCCGGGCCGGATATGACTGAAGAACTGGCTGCGACTGCCAAAGGATGCAAAACAATCGCGGTGAATCGTTCCGTGAGGTTTGCGCCGTGGGCGGACATGTTTGTTGCGCTTGATCCGCATCATCCGTTTTGGGAAGAAGCCGACAAATTGGGATTTTCAGGCATGCGCGTGATTGGTATCGATCATGATGATTATGACGCACTTTACCCAGGAATGATGTATGAGAGCGTGAAAATGCCGGATGGCGCAACAATCGAGATACGCAACAACGCTCTTGCTGCAATCAGGATCGCTTTTCGTGCAGGAGCGAAAAAAATCATCCTGCTGGGTTTTGATCCAGAGCGTTACGAAGAGGTGCACGCGCATACTGGATTCCGTGGCCTGAAAGAAGGGCTTGAGCAGATCATCGCAGAGATGCGCGCCGCCGGTGTTGAGGTTGAGCGCGTTGATTCCAAAGAGCAGAACCCCGGAACCAGACCAGCACGCAGATCAGAGCAGATTAACCCGGCAACATTCCCAGAGCAGAAGCCGCGCAAAAAATGAACGTGCGCTTGGATAAGCGTTGCCGTATTGAATACAAATCGGTGACGAATGACAGCACTTATGGTACTGAGGTGGTCACATGGGCATTATTGGCGGTTGTCTGGTGTGAAGTCCAGGACGTATTGCCAAGCCGGGCAGAAGCGGTTGAAGCGCAAATAAATATCGCAAAGAACCCAGCAAGATGGCGCGCGAGACATAGAACAGATATTGACTCATCAATGCGTATTGTTATCGACGACACTGTTTATCAGATCGTTTCCGGCCCGGCATCGATCGACAATAAAAAATATATCGAGTGCATGATTGAGGAATACAGCTCATGACAAATATTAAAGTAAAAGGGCTGGCTGAATTGCAAACGTTCCTTGATCAGTTACCGGCAAAAATGGAAGCGAATGTGTTGCGCGGAGCTTTGCGTGCTGGTGCAAAACCGATACTGGGGGCGGCGAAATCTGCCGCACCTGTTGGCGAGCCATCAGAAACCAATCGTAAACGTTATAAATTGTACGCTGGTGCGTTGAAAGACAGCATCCGTATATCTGGGCGCATAGACAAGCGCAACGGAAATGTCACGGCAAGCGTAAAAGCTGGGGGCAAGACAAAATCAGGCGCTGATGTTTTTTACGCGCACATGGTCGAATTTGGGACGAAACCGCACGTTATCGGCGACGGAACTCATCCTGGGGTGCAAGCAAAGCCATTTATGCGACCGGCGCTTGATGCGCAATCTGGCGCGGCAATTGTTGCGGTTGGTGAGTACATAAAAAAACGTTTAGCCACAAAAAACGGCTTGGATACCGCAGACATTGAAATAGAGATAGAAGAATGAGTGGTGTTGCTATTTTGAGGTACATGCTGGCAAACAACGCGCCGCTCACAGCAATCGTGTCATCGAACAAGATCATAGCCGGTGTTGTACCGCTGAATACCGCGCTACCTGCTGTATCAATCAGGCAGATAAGCGGTCAGGAATATCAAACTATCAAACGCGGAACCAATCAGTTAGTTACTGAGCGCATCCAAGTGACCGCGCTTGCGTCAACGTATCCGTCGCAGAAATCGATACTGAATCTAATCAGAACCGCTTTACCTGCCACGTGGGGAACTGTCAACGGCTTTGTTGTTGACAGTATTACGCCAGATATCGACGGGCCTGATCTGTACTACGACGAACCAGATATTTTTGAACAATCAATTGATTTCATAGTGAGATTTTATAGATAGATTTTAAGTTGTAGCAGTACCGATGCCCGGCTTACTCGTGAGAGTACCCGGGCTTTTTTATTAACCAAACGCCGTGAGGCGGTTCGGAGAAAAAAGACCATGGCAGCTCATACAGCCGCAGCAAGTTTTACAAGCACAACCTATGCAATAAGCGCAGGTTTACCAGCAACTTACGATGCCGCTGGTTACGGCGCAACAACCATCACCTACACGACGATTGGCAAAGTCGAGTCATTCCCAGAAATCGGCGCAACCCGCGAAGTTAACAAATTCACGCCTATCAATGGTGCCGTTGAGTATCTCAAAGGAACTGCTGAATACGGGTCAGGCGACATGGTTATGGCTGACGTGCCAGCGGATGCCGGTCAAGTAATTCTAAAAGCCGCAGACGCATCAGCAAACCACTACTCAATGAAGATCACTTATCCAGACGGCGAGATTCACTATCTGGATGTCATTGTTTCAAGCTGGAAATTGTCGCAAGCGCAATCAGGTGGCGTTATGAAACGCACTGCCATGATCAGCGTGTGCAAAGACCCAGTAATTGTTGCGGCCGTTTAAGGGGATCACTATGGACCTAAGAAAACTGGCTGTAGCGGAAACCAAACGCTTGCATTTGCGTGATGCTGAGGACAATTTGCTGTACTCGGATGAAGCCAAAAAACTTCCTTGCGTTGTTGTGTTGTACGGACCCGGCTCCAAAGAGTTTGCAAAAGCTCAGGCCAAGAAAAACAACCGAATGCTGGATGAACTCAAGCGAAAGGGTAAGACGAATCACACCGCAGAGCAGACTCAACAAGAAATGTCCGTTTTCCTTGCTGATTGCACGCACAGCTGGGAAAACGTGGAAGTTGATGATTTAGCCGGAACTGAATTGTCACTGGCTATTTATAGTGACCGCTCAATTGGTTTTATTGCAGATCAAGTAACTAAGGAATTGAATGATTGGAGTAATTTTATAAAGCCCTCGCAGACCAACTAGAAGTTTATGTTGGTCATCTAGCGTGGCTGAATGTCACACCGGACGAGGGCGAAATGTCAAGGCGCGATGAGTTTGAGCGCGACAATCAAGCCGTGGAAATGCCGGAGTGTCAGGCTTTCCACGTACTTGAATATCTGATGGATTTAGGCGTTGCCACAGGCGAAGCAGCCATCACGCATTTAGAAATCTATGCGTGGATGCAGAACACCGGTATCGAGCTTTCATCTTGGGAAGCGCAAACAATCAAAAGACTAAGCAACACATACCTTTCTTGCAGTCACAATTTTCGCAAATTAGACGCTGAAACTCCTTGGGTTGGAGCGCCTTATTACATGTCAGCGGACTGGCGTAAAGCCATGCGCTTAAAACAATCAATCCGAAAAGCAGCGGGCGTATAACTATGGTAGTAGGACAACTTGAACTACAGATGTTCGCATCTATGGCTCGCTTGCAGAGCGACATGGATAACGCGAAGCGCACTGTCGGCGGTGCTGTTAATTCAATCAACCAGGTTCTGGGCACAATCGGCGTCGGTCTGAGTTTTGCCGGTATAGCATCGCTCGTGAAGGGCGTTGTTGATGTTGGCGACAAGCTCAATGACTTGAGCAAGATAACCGGTTTGACCGTGGCTGAATTGGGTGGCTTGGGCAAAGCAGCGAAATTAAACGGGACCGACCTTGATTCTGTGGCAAAGGCGATTGGGCTGATGTCAAAGAATATGTATGCTGGATCAGCTTCATTCGCAACTTTGGGAATTGCGACCAAGGATGCGAGCGGCCAGTTACGCAATGCAAATCAGGTGTTTCTTGATGTTGCCGACAAGTTTTCGAGTATAGAAGATGGCGCGGCCAAGTCGGCGCTGGCTGCTCAATTGTTCGGCAAATCTGGTCGCGATCTTATCCCTATGCTTAACGAGGGCCGGTCTGCGATTGAGGGGAATATAGAGTCGTACGCGAAGTATTCTGGAATGACTCAGCAAACCGCGCAAGCATCGGATCAATTTAACGATACGCTGGCGGAGTTACAAGGCCGGGTCACCGCCATTAAAACATCGTTTGTCGGTGCGCTGTTGCCAACGCTGAATACAATCGGCGCAGCTATGCTGTCTACTGGGAAATCAACAAACCAGTTTTCTTTCGCCGCATCAGTTGTCGTACCAGTTCTTAAAGGTCTGGCCATCACCGGATTAACTGTTATTGATACATTTCGCGGCATGGGGCGTGAAATAGGTGCTCGGGCAGCGCAACTTACCGCACTGGCAGAACTTGATTTCAAGGGCGCAGCATTTATCGGCACCGCGTTAGCAGAAGATAATAAAAAAGCACGCGCAGAATTTGACAAGCTTTTTGACACGATTCTGACCGGCGACAAATCCATTCAGAATTTAACCGAAACGCAAAAAGAATATCTAAAAATAGAGCAACAAGTGCCCGGTGCTGTTGATAAAACCACTCGAGCATTGAAAGAAAAGCAGGTATTGACTGATGCAGAGCAACTTGCAGCATTACGTCAAGCAGAATCAACAAGGTCAACGATAGAGTTAAGCAGGCAAGTAGAGCAAGTCACTCAATCTGTGGCGACAGAGCAGGAAATTTACAATCAGCGACTGGCAGAGCTGGAGCAGCTGAAGCCGTACCTCAGCGTTGAAACCTACAACCGCGCGCTGCAAAAAGCGCAGGAAGAGCTAGGTAAGACTAGCGATGCGGGGAAAGCTGCCTACAACGAAATAGATCAATACGCGGTACAAGCTGCGCGAAACATCCAAACCTCACTTGCAAATTTCCTGTTTGATCCATTTGATGATGGATTAAAAGGCATGGTTAAGGGCGTTGCCAACGCGGTACGCAGAATGGTTGCTGAGTTCGCTGCGCTGAAAATTTCCCAGGCGCTTGGATTGCAGCAGATTTTTGGCGGTATTTCCGGGGCATCGTCTGCATCAGGCGGCTCTTCTACGGTTGGAATGCTTGCGAGTCTGGCGGGAATGTTCAGCGGCGCAAGAGGTGGCGGAGTTAATACATCGTCTGCCGGTGTATTTAACGCCAATGGTGGTGCTGGAACCGCATTCATCGGTGGCGCTGGAACCGCTCTCGGCGGAAGCGGGACTAGTCGCGGGACTGGTCTTGGAATGAATAGCGGAAGCTTGATGGCGCTTGGCTCAATGGCTGGTCCATATGGCATGGCTGCGGCTGCGGCGTTCGCGGTTTTGAAAGTGCTCGAAAAAAAATACGGTGATTACAAGTTGAGCGGCGGCGCTAAATTTACGCTGGGCGCTTACGAAACTTTTTCGCCCATGGCTTATGTAGTCAAGGGTCTGGGTCTGCAAACACCGGAAGCATTGATTGGCAAGTTCCTGTTTGGACGCGGCCCCTACAAATTCCGCCAACAATCGCTTCAGGGAAACATAGCAAGCGGCGGTCTGGACGGCACGATCACCGATGTTTATCGCTCAAAAGGCGCTGTTTTTACCGGCAACAGACATAAATCGTTTACTGATGACATTCCGAGCGAGATTATCCGCGATGTAGATAAAACGATTAAAAGCATTTACAAATCAACGCATGAGTTTGCCCTCAATCTAGGCATGGACGCAAATCTTGTTGATACGTTCACTAAAGAAGTTCAAGTTAAATCGGAAAAAGGAAAGACGCTAACCACTGAGGCTGTCGGCGAAATGCTGTCAGGTCTGAATGATGAGATCGTTGAAAGGGTCATGCCTAGCATAGATTCGTTCAAGTTGACCGGAGAAACTGCCGGGGAAGCATTTAAACGGATCAATTCAGAGTTTGAAGCGCTGGTAAGCGCATCTGCTGTTTTGGGTGTTTCCCTGAATGATGCGCGTACGGTTTTGCGTGGGTCGACGATCGAGGGGCGCATGGCTTTTATCGATGCCGCCGGCGGTATAGATGCTCTGAATTCCAAAGCTCAATACTTCGCTGAGAACTTCCTTGACGGATCAGAAATAGTACAGCGCAACAGTGAGCTGCTGACAGAGCAAATGGGCAAGCTTGGCCTATCAACCGACATGACCAAGGAGGATTTCAAAAACCTTGTTCAGTCATTCGGGAAGGTCAACGGCGTGAGCGAAGAAATGCTCATTGCTTTGTTGGACATTGCGCCTTTGTTCAACGAAGTAAAAACGGCGGCCGATGCTGCCGGAACATCGATAGCTGGCCTGACAGAGAAGTTGGTTCTCTCGAAAGATGAAATGATCGCTGTCGGTACTGTGTTGGGCAACGTCGGTTACAGCTTTGACGAGATCATGCAGGTGTTGCGCGATCTTCCTGCCGAGGAAATAACCGCGTTTGTGCAGAAGATGGGCGGCATTGAAGGTTTGCTTGCATCCAGCGGATCGTTCGCTCAAAACTTCCTGACCGGCGCGGAATTGGCGCAAACAAAAGCCGATTATCTGGCTAAACAGTTTACCGACTTAGGTGTTCGTTCTGATCTGACGGCTCAGGATTTCAAAGACTTAGTTCAAGGTGTTGGCGAGTTCGCTGGTACATCTCTTGAAACAAGGGCTGCGGCGGCGCTCTTAACTGATGAATTTGTTGAGCTGTATGGCGGAACAAATAAAGTTGCTGATGCTGTTAGCGGTTTGAATGACGTGGCTGCGGCTGCATCCGTGTCTGTAGACAGCCTTGTCCAAGCTGGTGTTGATTTTGGTTTAACGATGCAGCAAATATCCGCGTTGCTTAACAGCACATCACCTGCTGATCTTGCCAACTGGGCAAAAAACAATTCACAGATCAACCAGCAAGGAGATTTCTTTAAACAAAACTTCCTTTCACCAGATCAGCAATTTGCGAATGACGCTCAGGATTTGGCCAATAAGCTGTTCAAAGCTGGGATTGATCCCAATATCTCACGCTCTGGATTTACTGCGATCCTGCAAGACATGACCGCGCAGAATAACGCCGCCGCTCGCAATCTGATGGGATTGTTCGACAGCGTTCACGACCGGATAGAAGCGAGCGCGCTGGCTGCGCAGAATTTTGTTGCCCCGGTTGCGGAGATCATCAATCAGGATGCGATTAATACCGCCAAGGATCGGCTGAAAGATACCGAAGGCGCATTAACCCAAGCCCAGAACGAGCTTAACCAAGCGCGGCAGACTGAGGTCAACACGTTACAGCAAACGGTCGATAAATACCGGAACTACGAGCAAGCAATGAGAAACGCGAGCAACGCACTTGCACTTAGCGCGGCATCTCCACTCACTCCCATGGAGAAATATCAAGAAGCGAATAGGCAGTTACAGGCTGCGGCCAAATCTGGTGATTATGAAAAGCTGCAACAAGCCGGAAGCGCATTTCTGGAAGCGTCGAAGCTGGTCAATGCGTCAGGCAGTCAATATACGGCTGATTATTCGTTTGTTAAGGGCTTGTACGATCAGGCGGCAGCGGCAGCAGGTAAGCAGGCCAGCGATGCAGAGCGTCAACTAGGTGCGCTGGGAACGATCAATAACAGTGTTTTATCGGTTGCCCAGGCTGTTAATAATCTGGCTGCCGCGCAATCAGCATATAACGCTGCAAAAAGCGCAATTCCCGCACCAGTTTATAGCACGCCAAACGTACAGGCTCCGCAGGTTCTTACCATGCCGTCAGCCAATTTTGACATGAGCAATGTCATTCAATTTCCCGGGACATCAACAGTCAGCGATCAGCAGATCAAGGATTTTGTCACCGCTAACTATGGCGATTGGCGGTTGATTTACGACAAAGCCAAAGAATACGGCGTAAGCAGCCAAAGGCTATCGAGTGCCACCGGGATCGCATTGAGCGACATCAATAACTGGGTAACCGCCAATGGCTTGCCGATGTTTGAACGTGGCACTGACTTTGTGCAACGCGGCGGGCTTGCTGTATTGCATCCAGCCGAAGCCGTTACTCCAGCACGAAGCATGGACGACATGGCCGCAGAGATACGGGGGCTGAAACAAGAAAATTCCGAAATAAAAAGAGAGCTTCAAGAAGCGAACCGGCTCACATTGGCACTCATCCGTACCGTGGCTGATTCCGGCAAGCGAACTGCGGAGCATATCGTCAAGGGCGGTGAGAAACAGGCTTTCTATCGTGAGGTTAAACGGGCATGACAATAACTGATCAACAATACCAGGATTGGCTTGAGTCGGATGACGCTTATCGGTGTGTGCTAGTTGAGCCGATTGCTAATGTATCGAGCGTGGAGACTACGTTTTATCTGTCCAACATGCCGTATGCGAACGGGGCAACAGTCTATAACCCCGTATTAATAGACAATTCTGTCCGGACTTCGGAAGCAATGAGCCTGGATAGCGGCGAGGCATCGTATACACTCGGGATGATCCAGGTGGCGAACTATGATGGCGAGTTATCGGCCTGGTTCAACTACGTCTGGGCAAATCGCGCTGTTACTGTTTATTTCGGTGATGTGCGCTGGGCGAAAACTGATTTCAGAACGTTTGCCGGAACGATCAGAGACATTCAGCCGGTCGACCGCTTAACGATTGGCTTCGTGATGCGCGACAAACTAGAACGGTTAAATTATCCGGTGACTGAAACCAAGCTGGGCGGATCCACGAATAACAAAAATGAACTGATACCGCTTTGTTTTGGTGAACCTCACAACATCAGGCCACTGCAAACCAACCCGGCCACGCTGGAATATCAGATCCATGGCGGCGCGATTGAGCGGTTTACTGAAGTCAGGGATAACGAAGTTCCAGTTTCGATCACTGGCAACACATCAACGGGCAAGTTCACATTAGCGGCCAGCCCGGCAGGGATCATAACCGCGAGCATCCAGGGCGACAAATACGGCGGAACGTATATAACGAAAGCCGCTGACATTGTGACGGCTCTGACAACTCGCTACGGTCAATCGACAAATCGGTTCACATCGGGCGATCTGGATACCGCTAGCTTATCAGCCTTCAATACGGCCAATCCTCAGCCTTTGGGACTGTATTTAACCAGCAACATAACGGTGAGCGAAGCGGTCAAGCAGGTGGCGGCCAGTGTCGGCGCACAGCCAGTCATGACGCGGCAGAACAAACTTAAATTGCTTAAGCTGGAAATACCTACATCGGGAGCGGCTCTTAATCTTACTGAAGCGGATATTGTTGATGAGTCGCTGCACATGACGCAGAAATTGCCGGTGCAAACAAGTTTCAAGATCGGTTACGCGAAGAACTGGCAGGTGCAGGATCCTGTTGACGCTCGCGTCACGCCAGCCGCCAAGGATCTGTTCGCTAAGGAATGGTTGACTTATACAGCCACGGACGCGACAGCGAAATCGCTCTATCGGCAGATGGAAGAACCGGAATTAATAGAAACGTTGTTGATAAAAGAAACCGATGCACAAAGTCTTGCCAATCACTATTTGGGTCTATTCGGCGAGATCCGGCAAGTATGGGAATTTAACACAACGCCCAAGGTTATGTCGCTGAATATAGGCGACGCGGTGACAATAACAGCCGATCAGATCAATGGCGGCGCGCAAACGTACGGCATGGTAGTAAAGCTTGATATTGGATGGGTTGACCGTGAGATCGTTGTGGGAGTACTTATCTAATGGCCACAATACAGAACGCTCGCGATGTTTATCTGCAAGCGGAATCACCCAGGCTACTGCCGGTCACGATTTCAAACGATTTCACATTTAACGGCAATGTGACTGGCCAAGTTAATGGTGTTGGCGCTTCGACTGTTACGACACAGGCCAGCAACGGTTCGACAGCATACACCGGCACAACACAGTATCGTAATGACACGGCACCGACGAATGCAGTTTCAAGCGCATCAGCTCCGACCCTAGTCAATAATTCTGACGGATCGCGCGACATTACGCTGACGTGGACATATACAGATGGGGCAGTTCCGGCGGACGGGTTCATTCTGTTTTATCGTGAAGGTACTGGCACGGTATTAAGTACCGATGCTGGTATCCAATTACCAGCCACAGCGCGCAGCTATAGATTTCAAGGAGTTCATCAGGGAACGGCGTATCGGGCGGGGATCGCCGCGTACAGAAAAACTGAAACCGGCATCAGAATCACAACCATCTACCAGCCAACCTCAGCACCAGATTGGCGCGTATCAGCAGCCACGACAAATATCACGGCGGACATCAACGGCATGTCATCCAGCACGCTGACAAGTCGCGCCACATCAGGTTATGACATTCAACAAAAACTTGAAGCTAACGGCAGCGTGATTCTGACTGGCCAGCTTGTTCCCACAAATACCGGCGCGATAAAGGCCGGAACAATAACTTGGAATAGCACAACCGGGGCATTAACCGGCGGTACCGGAATTGCAGTAACCAAGTGGGGAATCATTGGCGCGAATGCAGGAACCGCCACTTTTACCATCGAAACATCCACGGGCACGGCGACACTCAAGGGCAATATTTCAGGCGGTTCGAATATAGATATTACCGGGACCGCGATATTCAGCGGCATAAACCCATCCGGCGGTTTTGGAACGTCTGCTGTTGAGGCAAATAGTTCACTGGGCGCAGATTGGGGGATTGTTGGATATGGAAACGGCTCTGGATACGCGGGGGTGCGTGGATACAATGCGTCATCTGGCGGGTATGGACTTCATGGTATCAACAATACCGCAGCAGGCGCAGGAGTGGTTGCTGAAAACAGTACCGGAACCGCTTTAAAAGTTGTCGGCAAAATGACCATGACTAACACCACGCTAGTTACAAATCTCAATGCTGAGCGCTGGAATGGGCTGAAGGTTGTCGACGCTCAAACCGGAACTGATGCCGCATTTACACAATATCTGAGAGTTTATGACAACGGTTCTGGCTCTTACATTTACATTCCATTCAAAACATCACTACCTTAAAGGAGCATCAAAATGGCACGATGGGCACACGCAGATACACTAGACGGCAGTCTTAACGTAATTAAAACCAATTGTAACAAGCTGGCCGTGGTTGCAGCGTATTCAGCGGGCGACAGCTATGCGACAGTCACTGGTGGTAGCAATATCCTCGCGGAGGTGACTATGGCCAGTGGTGATTTTACGCTTGGCACAAGCGGATCAGATCGAACTTTGACAACCGCGTCGGG